AAAGCGGCTAAAGAAAAATTTGATTATGTTGCTGTCATGCCTTTTAATAAATTACATTTCAAACAAGGTTACAAAGCAGGTAACGAAAGATTCTACGGCTACCCATCGGGTAAAGGTATAGGTAATAAAGGACAAGCAGTCATGCCTCAACTTATGAAGAAAGCTGCTAAATTTCAAGATTCAAAAGCAGGAACAATTAAATTATCATTATCTGATCCAAAAAAACCTTATAAGAAAATTGATGTAGACACGTTTAAATATCCTGATGGTGTTAACAACGGTAAAACAATTAAAAGCCCAAGACATACTGATGCTTATAAAGATCAAATAGAAGGAACAAGATTTATTGAGGAGAGCAACCCAAACTTGTATTTTGATGCTTTTGCTGTTGAAGTTAAACCTAATATGGCATACACACAGAAACTATATAAAGCTCAAGGTGGTTTAGTAGTGGATATGTTTAAAACCTTGTGATAAATTAGATTATGGCTGTAGAAAAAGATATATCCGAAAACATCGTTGATGAAACTAAAGTAGAAGAAATTCAGGAACAACCCGAAGGTCTTCCACCTATTGTTGAAGTTGAAGGAGAGGAAGAAGAAGTTGAAGAAAATCTAGAAGATGATTTTGGTGCGAATCTTGCAGAAGAGATGGACGAAAGAGATCTTAAGCGTTTAGGGCTAGAATTAATTGATGAATACAAAAAGGATAGAGAATCAAGAAAAGAATGGGAAGAAGGTTACACTAAAGGTTTAGATCTTCTTGGTGTTAAGTACAGAGAACAAACAAGACCATTTAAAGGTGCTTCAGGTGTCACTCATCCGTTGTTAAGTGAGAGTGCTACTACTTTCCAAGCATCAGCATACAAAGAATTATTACCAGCAGACGGTCCAGTAAGAACACAGGTTATAGGATTAAGAACACCTGCCACCGAACAACAATCAGATCGTGTACAAGAATATCTTAACTACCTTCTTATGGAGAAGATGGAAGACTACACAACTGATATGGATCAAATGTTATATTACCTTCCTTTATCAGGATCTACATTCAAGAAAATTTATTACGATGACTTTTTAAAAAGACCTGTTTCTAAATTTGTACCAGCAGAAGATTTAGTGGTACCTTACTATGCATCAGATTTAAAAGACGCAGGAAGAATTACACACGTTATTAAAATGAGCGAGAATGATGTAGCTAAAAAAATGGCTGCAGGTTTTTATAGAGATATAGATCTACCTAATCCAAGTAATATACAAGACTCAGATCTACAACAAAAAATAGATGAGCTTGATGGTGTTAAACCAGGATTTACAGATTACATACATACGATTCTAGAAATGCATGTTGAACTAAATTTAGATGACTATGAGAATCTAGATAAGAGATCTAAAAAATCTATTAAGATTCCTTATATTGTAACTATCGATGAAAGCTCAAGTGAAGTTTTATCAGTTTACAGAAACTACAGAGTTGATGATCAGAACTACACAAGAATAGAATACTTTGTACATTACAAATTTTTACCAGGTCTTGGTTTTTATGGTTTTGGTTTAATCCACACTATCGGTGGATTATCTAGAGCTGCAACCGTTGCACTAAGACAATTGATTGATGCAGGTACTTTAAAAAACTTACCAGCAGGATTTAAGTCTAGAGGAATAAGAGTTAGAGATGACGACCAACCAATACAACCTGGAGAGTTTAGAGATGTAGATGCTCCTGGTGGTAACATTAAAGATCAGTTTTTTAATCTTCCCTTCTCTGAACCAAGCACAACATTATTTAATTTATTAGGTTTCGTTGTACAAGCAGGTCAAAAGTTTGCAGCCATTACAGATTCAGCGGTAGGTAATGATTCCCAAAATAGAGCAGTAGGTACAACCATTGCTATGATGGAAAGAGGATCAAGAGTGATGAGTGGTGTTCATAAAAGATGTTACTATGCAATGAGATTAGAATTTAAAATTTTAGCTAGAATATGTGGAGAATATTTACCTCCTGAATATCCTTATGATGTTTTTGGTGGTCCAAGAACAATTAAGGGAACAGACTTTGATAACAAAGTAGATGTATTACCCGTAGCTGATCCAAATATTATGTCTATGGCTCAAAGAGTAACTTTAGCGCAAACACAATTACAAATTGCTAGTTCCAATCCACAACTACACAATATTCACGAAGCTTATAGAAGAGTTTATGAAGCTTTGGGTACAAAACAAATAGAAACATTATTAAAACCACCAGCAAAACAACCTGAACCTATGGATCCAGCAAAAGAAAACGCTAGAGCACTACAGATGAAGTTGTTAACTGCTTTTGAATTTCAAGATCACGATGCTCATATAGCTGCACACTCTGCTTTTATGGCATCTAGAATGGTACAAATAAATCCACAAGTTTATGCTTTATTACAATCACATATATCTGATCACATTTCTTTCAAAGCAAGACAAGAAGTCGGTGAACAAATGGGACAAGAACCACAATTAATGCAGTTACAACAAACAGATCCTCAACAATTTCAAATAAGATTTGACGCTGCAGTTGCTACAGCTGTTGCAGAGATAACTACAGAGTTAGTGAAAGAAGAAATAGAAGCAAGTAAAGCAAAACAAGATCCATTAGTAAGAATAAAACAACAAGAGATTGATTTAAGAGCTATGGATTTACAAAGAAAACAAGAGGAAACTAAATACAAACAAGAACAAGAAAATCAAAGAGAGTCTGAAAAGTTAAATTTTCAATATGATAGACTTGAACAACAAGATCAGCAAGCGGACAACAGGCTAGACATAGCTGAGAGAAAACTTGAAAAAAGCTAATGGTTATAAATGACAAGAACAGCAAGAGAAAAAAGAAAAGGACTTAGTGGAGGAAAAAAATTTGGAGCACCACCTAAAAGAGGCCCAAACCCACAAGGTATTAAAGTTCCCCTCATTAAAAGAAAAAACAAGAAGTAACCAAGAAGCCTATTTTGCAGGCATCATCGATGGCGAAGGATGTATAGCTTACGAAAAAACTAAAAAAGATTATTGGATACCTTCAATAGCTGTTGAGATGACAGATAAGGACGTTATTACTAGAATCCATGAATTCTTTGGCAAGGGATCTGTAGTTTACATAAAACGTAGGCAAGAACATCATAAAGATACCTGGAGATGGAGAATAAGAGGTAGGGGTGCAGTTGATATTTACTTCAAAATATATAACTATCTATGTGATAGAAGAAAAAACAAAATTGCAGAAGTATTAAGACGTTATTGTGATGATGCTAATGCAAGAGAGAAGTATAAAAAACTAAACGGAGTATTAAAAAATGTGGTTTCAAGCAATTAAATTAGCCGTTTCTGCGGGGAGTAAAATATACTCTAACAAGCAGAAGGCAAAAATGGCAATGTCTGATGCACAATTGTTGCATGCAGAAAAACAAGCTCGTGGAGAAGAAGCTTACCAAGGTAAATTATTAGAAGCGAGACAAAACGATTATAAGGACGAATTTGTGCTCGGAATATTGAGTGCACCTATTATTGTACTGGCATGGGCAGTCATATCAGACGACCCATCTGCAATGGACAAGGTAAATATTTTCTTCGAACATTTTAGTAACCTGCCAAAATGGTTTACTAATCTTTGGATACTTGTAGTCGCATCTATTTTTGGAATAAAAGGTACACAAATATTTAAAGGCACAAAATAAACTTGCTTTAAATTATTAAAGTGTTACAAAATAGTATGATTGAGTCCGATTCAGGTGAAAGCGAACTTCTAGAAAAATGGGCTAAAGATTTTGACTGCCAAGGATATTACTCTTGTGAAATAGGAGTAAGAAAAGGTGGAAGTTCTAAAATTATAATGGACAATGTAAAAAATAACTTTTTACATATCGGTGTTGATCCTTACGGAGACAGAAATTACGAACATTTTGATAAAGGTAGTGGTATTAGACATAATTCAGGTGTAAGTCCCACTTACCCAAATACAATGAGAGATGAAATGTTAAAAGATTTCAAATGGTATTTAAATTCTGGTAAATATCGTTTTCATAATATGACCGATACTGATTTTATGCAACACCCACAGTACAAAGAATCTAAATTTGCCTTTGTTATGTTAGATGGCCCTCATACAACAAAAGATGTTCTTACAGAAGCGGTGTGGTTTGCAAATAAATCAGCACCTAATGCAAGAATAATATTTGATGATTGGATTACATACAACATGCTATTAATAACAGATGCCTTGAAGTATTTTGGATTTCAAACAATAGAGTCAGGTAACAATAAACTAATGATGGAAAAGAAATGATAGATATACAATCACAAGATCATATAAAACACTTAATTGCTAAAAGAATCGAAAGACTTAA